CCTATGATGTTTTTCAAGCCAATGCTGATAATAGAATTTTTTATAGAAATAATAGAAATGATTATCACGAAAGATGCAGGTTTTTTAATAATGTTATTTTGGTTGCTGGTGATTTTTCTAATATTAAAGATGCAACATCTTCTACTGATCTTTCTGCAGTTTATCATATTGCAAAAACTGGAACATCAATTAACCTGTCTCAAAATTCTTTGTCTGACAAAATCAAAATTGCCTTTTCTGTTATAAATAAGTCTGCAGCCCTAACACTTTCAACCCCATACACTGGACCAGATAGTGTTAAAATTATTGTTGATTTTATTAACACTTCAACAAAAAAAGCAAGATTAATTTTTAATGTTATTGATGCAGGAAACGCAAGCATTGATTTTTCAAACAATAGATATTATACTATTGAAAAAAATATTTCAGATGTTGTACAAGAAGATGGTTTTTCTTGGGCAGATGTGACATCTTTAAAAATATATGCTTGTGCAGTTACAAGTAATGCTTTAACTGATAATTACTACATAGGTCTTGATGCCATAAGAATAGACAATACACAAACACAAAATCCACTATATGGATTAACAGCATATACAGTAGTAAAAAATGCTGATGAACAACCAATATTAAAAGCATCAAATACAAACAACTATATAGAATATAGGATGTCCGTTGGTGTTGAATAATGGCAGATAAAAATATTAAAAAATCTATTATTAAAAAACAAGATCTTCCACCTTTTAGTGGGCAAACTGGAAAAACTAGATTAAGATATAGAATTATTTCTGAAGATAGAAACAGATCATCGCACTGGTCAAAAATTCATGAAGTTGCGTTGCCAACAATTGCTTCTCCATATTCATATACTTTATCTGTACAACAACAGGGAAGCACTTCAACTTATGAAGTAATCTTGCAGTGGGTTCCTCCAGGAGCAGAGTTGCAAGTAATGAGAAATTATGATATATTTTTAAAAACAAATACTGCGGTTGGAGAACCAGCAGTTTCAACCTATTCATATAGCCAAACCCAACAAGGATTCTTTAGTGTTAGATTTTTATTAGATCAAGATGATGTAGATAATTTTAATGTTATTATTCAAGAAGCAACATATGATAGGATAATAAATACCAATCAAATTTTAGTTAAAACAACTAAAGAAAATCTTTAATTGGGAATGTGCTATAATTAAATACTATGCCTGAGTTACCAATACCACAAAGAGGTCAGCCACTAGATGTTTCATACATCTCTAGCATTGTTACAACAGTTAATCAACTTTTAAGGCAGTCTTCTCCAACATCTTCAAATAATACTAAGATTGTAGGCACTACCACACCAAGAACAGAATATGCTGTTCCAACGCCAGGGGCCTCTATATATGGAGAAACTGTAAATGTTACAAATGCTGCAACAACAACCGCTGGCGGAGAGGTTCCATTTAAGGTTAATTTTAGTTTTAAATATCCACCAATCGTAGTTGCAACTCCATGGAACAAGGGTGGAACTGAAGCAGGAAAAAATGTTTCCATCTTTCTCACAAATGTTACAACGTCTGAAGCAAACCTGGTTGCAAAGTTTGCGTCAAATGGTGTTGCAACAATTGATGTAAATGTTCTTGTAATTGGAATTCCTAATTAATGAAATGCACAAAGTGCAAAGGAAAAGTTTTAGTAGATCGTCAATTTAGCACATCAGAGCATCTTGAGGTATACTGTATTATATGTGGTAAAAGAAAATTTTATCATCCACCAGATAGTTCAAAAGAGGGATCATGGTTGCTTTCTCAGGAAAAGACAAGGGCAAAAACTACAATAGCGCCACTGTAATTTCTGGTAGCAAAAAAATATGGTTTCTTAATGGAGATCTCGTTAGAATATATCATAGCAGCAGGGCAACAGGAACTATAACTTTATATAATATAAATAAAGATCAAAATGAGATTTGCTTTACTCATGAATTTAAAAAGAAAAGAGAAAGAGCCTATACTGTCAATGAAACAGCGCAACTGTTAAATAGACATAGGAAATATATGCCACTACTTATGAAACGTGGAACCATACCATATCCTAAAGGCTGTAGTAAATATGGAAAAACTGGCTTTCAAATTAGATCTTATTATTCTGAAAGTCAGGTTAGAGAAATGAGAGATATTATTGCATCAATACATCAAGGGCAACCAAGAAAAGATGGATTAATAACAAACAGTAATACGCCTACAAAACAAGAGTTGACACGAAGGATGGGCGATGGTATACTTATTTATACGAAAACTGAAGATGGTAGATTTATTCCTGTTTGGAATGAAAGCATTAACTAGGCCTTTGGAGGACTAATGGAGCAAAACGAAGAGACTAAGGTATCTGTTACTTTAGGATATACATTAAATCTTGGCAATTTTCAATCGCTACGGCTTGATTTGGGAGTAGTAGATTCAAAGAGGCAGGGTGAAACAACCAACGATGCTATGGAACGTGTCTATGGCTTTGTAGAGGCTAAATTGACTGAGAAGATCAATGAGGCTAAGGCAGAAATAGAAGAATAGTGGCAGACCGCAAAGACCGAATGGCTTTGCTAAGCAGATATTCTAAGTATCATACCGAAAGATATCAGGCAAAGTCTACTTTAAATTTAAATGTAGAACAGTGGGCCTCAGATGCGTTAATTGAGTCCTATGGATTGCCAGTATGCTACGATTTACTTCAATACTATTTTAAAGTGGCACAAGTTCCGTCTTGGAATTATTTTGCATATAATGCCGAAAAAATTTTAAATGCTAAACTTGATAAAGAGCAAGATGATAAAGAGCGATTAGAAAGACGTAGAAAGGCAAGGGCATGGTTAAGTGAATAACTCAGAAGCAAAAGTAATTAATGCTCTATTAAAAGATAAGCAGATACACGTTTTATTACAGGCTAATGTTGATGGCATTCTTAGAACGCACTTAGACATCTGGAATTTTATTAGAAACTATTTTGAGCACAATAGTTCTGTTCCACCAGCATCTCTTGTTGTTGAAAAGTTTAGAGACTTTGAGATAATTGATGATATTGGAGCAACTAAGCATCATCTAGAAGAATTACAGCATGAATATTTAAATGATAGCCTTAAGGACATTTTGCGTTCTGCAGCAGGAGATGTTCAAAATGACAAGGGTGTAGAAGCATTAAATAATTTAATTACAAAAACATCAGAGTTAAAAAAGAATACGTCTGCCATTCGAGATATTGATGTTATTGATCTAGATTCTGCAATTGCTTATTTTGATCATCTTAAAAAGATGGAAGCAGCGGGTAATGTAGGCATTAAAACTGGCTTACCAGGATTTGATAACTACCTACCATCTGGGATTACTGGTGGACAATTAGGAGTATTCCTTGCATATCCAGGAATTGGTAAATCTTGGCTTGCACTTTATTTTGCGGTACAGGCTTGGAAGCAAGGCAAGACACCATTGGTTATTAGTCTTGAGATGTCTGAGACCGAAGTTCGTAATCGTGTATTTACAATTATGGGTGAGGGTCTTTGGTCACATAGAAAAATAAGTAAGGGTGACATCGAAATGGATACACTAAAAGAATGGCACAAGCGTCATCTTGAAGGTAAGAATCCATTTCATATTATTTCTAACGATCAAGGTGGGGAAATTAGCCCATCAGTACTACGTGGTAAAATTGATCAATACAAGCCAGACTTTGTGATTGTAGATTACTTACAACTTATGGCACCAAATCAGAAGTCGGATAATGAAACAGTAAGAATGAAGAACTTGTCTCGTGAATTAAAACTTATGGCCATTTCTGAAGAAGTACCAATTATTGCCATATCTTCTGCGACACCAGATGATGTAAATGATCTTAGTAGTGTTCCTACACTTGGTCAAACAGCGTGGTCTAGACAGATCGCATACGATGCTGACTGGGTAATCGCTTTAGGTAGAGCAACTAACTCAGATATTATTGAGTGTGCCTTTAGAAAGAATCGTAATGGGTTTATGGGTGAGTTTTTGGTGCAGGTAGACTTTGATAAAGGTTATTATCGCTATAAAGACTACGAAGATAAGGCGTTATAATATAATGTGTCACTTCATCATAAACCGATCAAAAATTTCTATCTTGATGGCATAATCAAGGATGAGTCTCACATACCTAGACTTAAGGAAGAATATTTACGGCTTTTGGTTATGGAAATGCGTGAAACTGGATATGCCCCAAGAATTGACATTGCACCAGATTTTACGCTAAAATATGATAGTGAGAAGAATTATTTTGAGTTTGCACTTACGGCATATGGAATGTACATCGGAAGAAAGAAGATAGAGTGGATAATCGCGGTAGACGGGTACAGACCAATACATATACAGAAGACCAAATTAAAAGAGTCCTTGTCGGCTCGGGCATATCCATAGAATCAGAAGTCGGATCAGACTTTATTATATTTTGTCCATATCACAATAACACAAGAACACCAGCAGGAGAAGTTTCTAAAGAGAGTGGATTGTTTTTTTGTTTTAGTTGTCAGCAAACAGCAGAACTTCAAGAACTTATTATGAAGATGACTAATAGGTCTTATTTTGAATCTATCAGATTTATCAAGAGTAAAGAAAAAGAAACTAACATTGAAGATCTTATTAATAAAAAGTTATACAAACCAAAAGAGTTTGTTCAATATGATGAGGTATTAATTAAAAGATTAACCAATCAAACGCTAGAGTCTCCTAGAGCAATGCGATATTTTGAAGGTAGAAAAATAACAAAAAGGTCTATAGAGAAGTTTAGTCTTGGCTATTCTGAAAAACAAGATATGGTTACAATACCAGTTCAGTCACCAGACGGCATTACTATTGGATTTGTTGCTAGAACAATTGAAGGCAAAGAATTCAAAAATACTCCAGGTCTACCAAAAAGTAAAATACTTTTTAACCTGCATAGAATTAAGACTTCTAGCAGAGTGTATGTTCTAGAGTCGTCTTTTGATGCTATAAGAGTTGATCAGGTTGGGTTTCCAGCAGTCGCAACTCTTGGTGCAAATGTATCAAGTTCTCAGATTGAGTTATTAAAAAAATATTTTAGTGAGATATGTGTAGTAGCAGATAACGATGATGCTGGAAATACTATGGCTAATAAACTTATTGAAAAAATAGGATCAAAAGCATATATGATGAAACTAGATAATAAATATAAAGATATTGGTGATATGCTGGACAGTGATATAATAGAATTGTTGCAAAAATCAGACAACTTGGTTGATCAAATTTTTGGAACAAATGCATAGTTTGACAAACACAATCAAATAATATACAATAAACATATAACAAAGGAGAATAATATGAGCGTAGTAAAGGGACTAAAAAACATCAATGCCCTGCTCGACAAACCAAAATCAGATGGACCAAAGGTTCGTTGGCTAAAGTTAGCAGACGGACAATCAGCAAAGATTCGTTTTATTGAAGAACTTGACGAAGACTCTGCAAACTATAACGAAGGTCGTGGGCTTGCACTAGTTGTCAAGGAACACACCAACCCAAAGGACTACAAGCGTAAGGCTGTAGACACAATGGACACAGAAGGCCGTGATTGGGCAGAAGAGATGCATCGTAAAGATGTAAAGGCTGGCTGGAGAGCCCGTCTTCGCTTCTACTGTAATGTCCTTGTAGACGATGGCCTAGAGCCACCATATGTTGCTATCTGGTCAATGGGTATCAGCAAGCAATCATCATTTAACACAATTAAGGAATACGCAATGGAGACTGGAAGCATTTCAAATGTTGTCTGGAAGTTGAGACGTAATGGTCAGGGAACTGAAACCAACTACACACTTATTCCATCTGCACCAGACAAGGAGCCATTTGATTGGACAGGCACAGAGCCATATCCACTTGAGTCTGCTCTTCGCAAGATTCCTTATGCAGAACAAGAAGCGTTCTACCTTGGCTTTGACAGCCCATCTATTACCAGTGCAAATACTGACTGGTAGTAGATGAATTACGTAGGCTTACACGTCCACACCCATTTTAGTTTATTTGATGGGATTGCTACTCCAGAAGAATACGTTGACCGTGCAGTTGAGTTAGGGATGCCAGCAATAGCCATCACTGACCACGGTACTTTATCTGGGCATAGGGAACTGCACCGTATTGCAAAAGCAAAGGGCATTAAGCCAATTCTAGGTCTAGAAGGATATATGTGTTCAGACATATCTGATAAAAGAGATAAGTCTGAAAGAGAAGGTCAACAAGATCTTGTCTATAACCACATTATCCTTCTAGCCAAGAATCAAATTGGTTTGGAAAACCTAAACAAGATTAGTGAACTATCTTGGACAGATGGTTTCTTTAAGAAGCCACGATTTGATTTTACTATTTTGGAAAAGTATAAAGAAGGAATTATTGTTACCTCTGCTTGTCCAAGTAGTGTGCTTGTAAAAGCATTAGAAGAAGAAGAGTTTGCTCTTGCCAAGAAGTACATATCTTGGTTCAAGGAACGATTTGAAAATGACTATTACATTGAAGTTATGCCTCATAATGATTCAAAGATCAACAAGTATCTTATAGAACTTGCAGATGAGTTTAGCATTAAGGTTGTTGTAACTCCAGACTGTCACCATGTTGATCCATCACAAAAAGAAATACAAGAGTTTAAGTTGCTAATGAATACACATGGTAAGTTTGTAAAAGATGCAACGTATGAGAAGTCAAAGAAAAAAGGCACTATGATGGAACGCCTAGATTATCTATATGGCGAAGACCGTCAGATTACATTTAATAAGTTTGATATTCACCTGCTCTCATACGAAGAGATTAAAGCAGCGATGGAATCGCAGGGGATAGATAGACCTGATATCTATTCAAACACAATTCTATTAGCAGAGACAGTAGGAGACTATGGAATCCAAGAAGGACTAGACTTACTGCCAGTACAGTATAAGAGTCCTGATAAGGAACTTGCAAAGGTTGCATTAGAAGGTTTGGTAGAACGAGGTTTGTCAGAAAATCAGGAGTATCTTGATAGACTTGAAGAAGAGTTGCAGATTATTAAAGATAAAAAGTTTGCTCCGTACTTTCTTGTTGTAAGCAATATGATTAACTGGGCAAAGAAAGAAGAGATTATGGTTGGGCCTGGTCGTGGTTCATCTGCTGGTTCTCTTGTTTGTTATGCACTAAAGATTACAGATATAGATCCTATTGAGCATAACCTTCTGTTCTTCCGTTTTATTAACCCAGAGCGTAATGACTTTCCAGATATTGATACAGATATTCAAGATACTCGTCGTGA